TCTGGTGTGCCCGTCGAGGGCGCAATAACCGCAGCTAACTGTTCTACTGAATGACATCTTTTATTTCCCTTGTTGCTTGTACAAGTATAAGCACAGATGAAAAGTTTTCAAAAAAAAGAGTTGGAGGGGAGCTGGTAAATTCACAGAGCCAACCATGCTAGCCTACTTTGAATTTGTTATGCGCTCACGGTAGACACTGAGCGCGGAAGTCATAGTTTAACCCCTCCAACTCACCTCGCAACCTCATAGTTTAGTTATTGCCTGTAAGTAGCGTGACCAGCCGTGTAGCGACCTTGGTGCCATCCGTGGCTACAGACTTGTGAAGTTTAATAACGTTCTCTTGCTCGCCTTTGCCGATGGCAGTCCACATTTTCATTGCGGGTTCCGAGCCGAGAGTGACGAAGTAATCAGCAAGGTTTTGAGCCTGTACATCCGTTAAGACAGTTCCGAAGGTTGCGGCTGCGTCCATCTTTTCGATAAGAGCGCAGTGGTCGTTGATATTAAACTCTTCCGTGAGGTCAATCTTGCCTTCGTCGAGAATCATTTCAACCGTTACATTTTTCTCATAGTTCGCAACGAAATCATTAAAGGCAATTCCAGCCTCGAACCCTACGAAAGCAGAAGCAAGATGAAAAATATCATTGCCCTCTTCATCCAGCAAGCCAGAAGACACAAGACAATCGTTAAATCGCTTCCAAGAGCGGCGCGAAGGGTACACCTTATTAGGCTCAAACTCTCCAGCGTGCTCCAAGTGAGAACGATTCTGGTTTACGAAGTCCCATACCATTGAATCTACGTTATCGCTAGCCCAAGTGAGCCAATCTTCGATGGTAGGTTCAATATCAAAAACAGTCCAGCGGTCGAGTTCCGCAGGGTCCATCTCTCCCACTTGATACTGAGAGCCATGTTCGCCGCCATTGACAGCGGCAAAAATAACAGTATCGGGGTGGAGGACATTCCCTGAAATCTTTCGAGAGTCTGTAAGCTCAAAGATACCTTGGCGAACTTCCGTGACGGCACGGTCTACCTCGTCGAGGAATAGCAGGACAGGTTCTTTACAAGCCCTGTGCAACCAATCGGGTGGGCACCAAGTAGTAACATTGTTTTCTATGGAGGGTAAACCAAGAAGGTCACCCTCAGTCATTTGAGAGGCTCGGCGTTCTACGACGGGCAATCCCTTGGCTTCAGCGAACTGATAGACAATCTCGCTTTTACCGATACCGTGGCGACCGCGAAGGAGCACTGGTTTTTTGATGTCAACAACGTGAGGCACGATGTTTAAGAATGTTTTGAAATCTACAGACATTTTGTTTTCCTTCTGTTAGGAGATGAACTTCCTACACAGTAACTATAGGCACGGGGTCTCTACTTTCAAGTTATTTAAGGATTAAAGCTGAGAAAGTTTGGAAAGGTTTGATTTCATAGCACCTTTTAATTCTTCTTCGCTGCCTTTATTATCCACGTAGATGAAGCTATCACCAAACAGTTCAGCATATGGCTGGCGGTTGGCTTGCACTTTATCGTGGATTTTAGATATGATTTTGGTGGGAAGTGAGCGACCGCCTTGAGAAGCGCGGGTTACATTGCGTTGCTCCGCATCATCCGGGGCTACATCTACGAATACCATCGCAACTTTGTAGCCCTTAGCTTTGAGGCGTTCTACTCGGGAGCTTACAACCTTGTAAGTCGCCGCCGTGCCGTCTATAATATAACTGGAACAGTCGTCACTATTGATTCTGTTTTCTATCTCTGTCTCGGTATTCTTGTTCGACCGGCTGAATATCTTCATCGCGGTTGAGAACTGAGAGGAAATATCATCTATCTTTATTTGGAGTGCGGCTTGCATGTCGGGGTCTTCTTCAGTTTCAATCTGGGTGTGGAGCTTTCTGCGTTCATCGGACATTCCTTGCATGTTTATGCTAATGCCTTGTGCTTGAAGCTCGCGCTCAAACTCATCATCAGGATTGATTACAGGTAGGTTGAGTCCAAGGTTGCGTAGAACTGTTCCTTTACCTGAACCGGGACCGCCAGCCATGAAGACGACAAGATTATTCTCACACGAACCATCTTCTTCCGTGAGGTATTGACGCCAATTTTCAAGTAGGAGTTTCATATATATAAGTAGTCTCTAGTTTGTGTTTGGTACACCCGACAGGATTCGAACCTGTGACCCCAAAATTAGAAGTTTTGTGCTCTATCCAACTGAGCTACGGGTGCTTGATTTAATAGTTCTTGCATCTTGTACAAACCAATCTCTTTGTGCTTGCACTCAAGCATGACATCGACTGGTAAGCCATAGGTGTTGACAGGCTCCCAGTAAGAATCTGAGTGTGCTTGCGGTTTAATCTTAGGATCGTTATGCTCTACTGACCGCGACTGTGAGTAGTGTGCGACTGGTGTGACATCGCCCCACGTCATCGCAGCAAGCAAGAGTGCCTCTTCCTGATCCAAGCCGCCCGTACAAAACTCATGATGGTGAAAGTCATGGACAATGGGGATGCCAATACGCGAATACACGTCATCGTAAAGCTCTCTAGTCGAGTAAAGAGACGACTTATCGTCATTCTCAACCGTAAGGCGAGATCGAACAGAAGCAGACAGCCGTAAGAAATTATTACAAAAGTTATTAATAGCAAGCGGTTTGTCGTTATAATGAGCGCCGACGTGAATATTGATTTTCGCGTAGGGAGTCCTTGGCAAACCCAAGAGGTCAAACAATTGACCATGAATCTCTAGGTCTTTGATAGTGTTAAGCACGACCTGCTCTCTAGGTGATGTGAGCTTGTTAAATGGTCCAGGGTGCGTAGTGAGCCGCTGACCATACGCTGTAGCTTTGTCACCGCAGCGCTTGAGCACCTCGCAGATCTGGTCATAGTCTGGAAGGGCGGGGACGCCGTGCTCAGAAGCCCATGGGAATACGTCAGAGGACATACGATAGAACTTTATGCCATTGGCTTCATTCCAATCGATGATGCGCTCTAAGTCCTGAACATTAAGCAGGCTTAACTCTGAAGCGTACTTAACACCCTTGGCTTTGTAAGTGCGTTTAATCATAGAGCGATTAGTAGTAATGCGCTCGGTCCCACGCGGTTGGTTACCCCATAGTACTGGGTAAGACAACTGCTGATTTATACATGCATATCCTAAATTCTTCATAGCTTGATTATAGGAACGAAGTTATTGTATTCAAGTTATTTTGCCGTTCTAAGCGCATTTCTTACCATTTCTTTCTTTGTTCATACGATTTAAATATGTTGGTCAGAAGCGGTGAGATTCGAACTCACGGTAGCTTGCACTACGCTGGTTTTCTAAACCAGTTCCTTAAACCACTCGGACACGCTTCTATACGTTTTTCGCTACTCTCTCTGAAATCTTCGTCACTGCCCACTTGGCGTTGCGAGATAAGTTAGAGTAGGTTTCTTGGAGGCGGATTTCTTTAAAAACAAAAGGACGTTTACGGACTCGGCTCATAAACTCTGCTTCTTCACCACCTTTAAAACCTCCGACTGGTTCTTTTTGTCCGAACCCTGAGAAACTATCGTTCGTGCCTAGAAGGTATGCTTCTTCTCCGCCATGGGGGATGATTAAAACAGAGTCTTGGCAGAATACCTGTCCAAGTTCTTCTATCTTTCCGGCGAAAGAAGGATCGTCTTCGAGGTTGACAACAAAGAAACTTTCTTCGCTTACTTCTTTCCTCGTGGCGGGGTTATCAAAGTTCTCAATATAGGAGCCATCAACTCTGGTGACACCGTAACCACTTTTTAGCAACGATGCTTTAAGTTCCCGGTTGCGTTCTTTGTTCGCAGTAGAAGAATCCTCTTCCTCAACACCGACTGCTGGGATGTCTGTGGTGCAGCCCTCTGGTGCCGTCGGATCGTTACGATAAGCAGTAATGATAGCGGTGTCGTGCTCTGATATATGTTTGTGCAGCCGGCTCAGAGAAGATTCTGCAATGATAAATTTATTCCATTTTTCAAGTAGGGGCTTCATTCCACCCTACCCTCCACAGTCACAATGGTATCGTTATGCCAACCGCCGTGGGGGACGAGCAATACTTCAATTATTTCAAACCCATTGCTCTTACCGCAGCCGCCAGAGTTCCAACCGCAGGAGATTACGACGCCGTTTGGCTTTACAACTCTTGAAATCTCTTTCTTTAGGTTGCCCCAGAATGACGATTGTGTATCTTTCTGGGTTACTATGCGCCCAACTCCTTGATAGCACTCGCTTATTTGGCGTGGGCTGTAAGGCGGGTCAAACAATACGCCGTCAATGCTGGCATCTTCTATGCCCTGCAAGAACTCTAGGGCATCCACATTAGATGTCGCTTCGAAGTCAGCGTTTAGATCGTTTGTGAAAGTCATTTCATTTTTAAAAGGGCTGTCTCTTACGAAGGGGTCAACCCAGACGCCTGCTGTCAGGTGCTTCTTGATCAATTCGTGTATTGGTTTAATGCTGAAGGTCTTGCTATTGGGCATTGACCACGTTCTTTGGATGTTGACTTCTTTTCTCTTACTATCCTTCACTTATCACCTTCTGCTATAACATTGAGAATCTGAGTGGTGTGGAATTTCCTTACTTGTCCTCGGACCATCAATAGGTATTGGCCATGCTTGTCACGCCCAATAATCAAGGCGGCGAGCCCAGCGTGGCGACCTGTTCGGCGGGCCGAGGGGTGAAGTTTTACTAGGTCTCCTTCTTTCATATGAACATTATAGCGACATAGCTACGAGAGTCAAGATTTATTATCTTGAGTCACATAGACTACAGCCAGTTTAAAAACTGCTTGCCAGACATCTAGTTTAAAGGCTCGGAAACTATCACCGGGAATAGCGGCACCGGTGGGTCCGAGGGCACGTGTGACGCCACTGACGGCACCGTCTGCGATTGCGCGTGCTTCGTCACGCGGTGACATATTCTCTAGTTCTTCTTTGATAATCTTCTCAAGTATTTCTTTTGTGATCTTCACGGTTTGTACTCCAAGTTGGTCTATTAATTAGTTCACTCACGCTCTAATCTCTCTATTTTATTTCCAGTCCTAGCAGTCGTAACAATCTTGCAAGTATCTTCAAACGACCCGCTGCACA